CTATTTAGTATTTACCCTATATGTTTCTTATAATTTACAAAAGTCTACCTAAGGGTGATAGCAGTTAATCTATCGACCTGATCCAAGTTATACAAAAATATAACTCCAATCCTCCCTGAGGTAATGTTCTTATCAACTGTAGATTATTTCACCCATTTCTCTACAATTTTGTGCAGTCCCCATTTAAGGCTGCTAGGCTTGCCATCGGGTAATGAGCCTATCTTTTCTTCCTCGCCACCGATTTAGGTGCTTAGTATCGCCAGGAGTGCGATCACAGAAACAAAAAACCCTTGAAGGATGTTCTGAGTTCGACCCCTTAGGAAAATGTGCTTGCATAAACACTTTTCTAAAGCCTCAAAACACCCATCAAGGGTATCTCTCACAGGGGTCGATCTGCGATGATTAAATTATAAATCAAAACTCAAACTCTTTGTAGTCGTATCTCCCATTTGGCTTCTTATACCAACCTAGCACAATCACTCGCCACTTGGATCGTAGAATCTCAGGCAAATACTCTGAGTTGCTGATTTTCTTGATCCGAGTGGACATATTGCTTTTAGAGGTTAATTGGATTGCTACAGTTTCTCCTTTTCCAATAGCCAATATGTCGAATAAACCAAATAAGTCTTTCTTTCTTCTTGTGAAGGAGTTGTAGGACTCGACTGTATCGCATCTGTAACCTCTTTCTTCGAATAAAGCGATAGTTCGCTGATTTAGGCTAGGCAAGATCTTCCTTGGTTATTTTGCCTTCGGAAGCTGCAATAATGGCTTCATGGTGCTTTTCAGGGATGCCATTCCTCATATGCCAAGCATAGACAGTTACATACTTGATATTGAGAGCCTCTGAGATACCTTTGTAAGAACCCCATACTTCCATTAGTTTGTCGAAGTGTTGTTTTTTTGCAACAGTTTCCATAGTATCTCCTAGTTAATCGGTCTTTTATTATACATCAATCAAGGATTTGTAGACCTAGGGAAAATATTCTACATTTCTCTACATTTGATGTATAGTTCTACATAAGCACTTTTGCTTATTTCTGTGAAGGGAAATGAAATGAAACTAAAAAACTGGCATATGGTAGTAGCGACAGTTGCATTTTTTATATTTGCACAGTATGTTTGGTATATCACTAAGTAAGGGGGAATTATGAATAAGCATGATTATTGGTTGGAAAGTGGAGCACAACAGGAATGCGGTGCACAACAGCAGGAATACATATGGAATAACTATATGAAGCCTGGTGAAGATTACGATGTAATGGAAAGGAATAACTTTCTAGAATACTTAGACAAAGCCACAGCATCTAGAGAAGGTGATGAGAAGTGGCAGAATTTAAGGCAGTATGCAGATCGAGGTGAATGGGAGAATTTTGGTAGGGCTATTTATTTTTTAGTCCATGACTATATTGAAGATGAATTAACTGATTAAGGGGGATGTATGTCAAAGTATTTAGAACTTAGAAATGTAGATGTATCTGAAAAAATAGAAAAGAAGAATGGATTATCTTATCTATCTTGGGCTTGGGCTGTAGATACATTATTGCAGCATGATCCGAGTGCTACTTGGTCTTATGGACAGCCTGTTTTATTTGGCGAGACTGTAATGGTCTTTTGCACAGTCAATGCCTTTGGCAAATCAATGACAGCTCAGTTGCCTGTGATGGACTATAGAAACAAGGCTATTCCTAACCCAGATGCATTTGCAGTTAATACAGCAATGCAAAGATGCCTAGCCAAGGCAATTGCTCTGCATGGTCTTGGATTGTCTTTGTATGTTGGAGAGGATCTTTGGGATGATGTTGAAGTAGATGCATCTAGCCTGATTGATAAGATCCTGCAATCTAAAGACTTGGTAGAGCTTAAGGTTAATTTTGCTCAGGCTTACAAAGATGTGCAGAAGGACAAAGAAGCTCTTAAAAAGGTCAATGAGGCAAAAGAAACAAGAAAGGCACAGTTAAGTGAAACTAGCTGATGAGCAGCCTGATAATGTTTGTTTTGATTGTGGAGAGAAATGGGGAGCAATCCCCATGAAAAATGGGGAGAATCATCGAGTATGGATAGACCAATGCGATGTTTGTTTAAAGCTCACAGCAGTAGCCGATGCATCGGAATATGGATATATGAAGGAAGGTTGGGATGGAGAAGAAGTGGTGTCATAGTTGCCAGGCTGATAGACCGAAAGATGGTTTTAAGCTGGTGAAGGTTGGGAAAAGTCATAGTCCTGTTTATCGATGGAAATGTCAATATTGTTTAGAAAGACAATCAAGGAGAAAGTATGAATCAAAAAAATGAATATATGATTGCTACACCACCGACTGTAAGCATTGCAGATCGATGGAAGAAAACTTATGGTTATGTGCCTGCTTCTGAAAATCCTGTATATCAGGAAAAATGGAAGGCATTTAGAGCCTTATCACAAAGAACTCTAGATGACATAAAGGTATGCAAAAAGCTATAAAAATCCTTGTAGAACTAGGTATTTACATTCTCTTACCTTTTGCGATAATAGCTATATCTTGGGATCTAGCTAAGACTTGGGTAGAGGAGCTAAGTAAATGATTATCAACAAGCATTGTCTTGAGGCTTTTAATAAACTCGATAAACCTGTCTATCATCCCCAGGAATATTTTGTCTTAGGTTGGAATGCTGCCATAGATGCTTTGGCAGAAGCCTATCAGAGGCAATGGGAACAAGATGGAATCGATACTCAGCTTATTAGAACTACAGACCAAGAGCCAATGCCAGACGATGATAAAGAATGATTGGTATCCAATCTGCTTTCATAATCGGCTTGAGTATGCAAAATGGAAATACTATCAAAAATGGGGGGATGAGGTAGTAACAGTTTGCGATGATTGCACCGATGAGTATCAAAAGCAGATGAAAAGAGAAAATAGGTGTTTTATGGCAGAGGCAATGAAAAACTCATCCAATAGCAAAAGATATGGAAAATAATGTTTCCGAATGTAGAATAACTCTTGTAGAATATGAACCAGGTAGGCTAAATGCAGAAATTGAAGGGTTTGGTCTATCGCTAGAAGTGGCTCGAATATTGATTGCTTTCTTGAATCAGTCTTTGAGAGATGTGAAGGAAAAATTGCATTGAAGGGGAAAATATGGAACAAAGAACAGAGGAATGGTTTAAGGCTCGGCTTGGCAAGGTAACTGCAAGCAGAGTGGCTGATGTATTAGCCAAGATTAAAACTGGTGAAGCTGCTGCAAGAAAGAACTACAAGATGGAGTTAGTAGTTCAGCGATTGACAGGGCAACAGCCAGAATCTTTTATCAATGCTGCAATGGAATGGGGAACTGCCACAGAACCACAGGCAAGAATGGCATATGAAGCCAGCAGAGAAATTTTTGTGCAAGAAGTAGGGTTTATAGACCATCCAATAATAAAAGGTTTTGGATGCTCTCCTGATGGAATTGTAGAAGAAATGACAATTAACTCTGGAGGTAGGTCTGATGATGGATTGTCTTTCAGCAAAGGCTTAATTGAGATCAAATGCCCTAATACTGCTACCCATATTGAGACCATTATTGATGAGAAAGTTCCGAGCAAATATATCCCACAGATGCAATGCCAAATGGCTTGCACAGCTGCAGAGTGGTGTGATTTTGTGAGCTTTGATCCAAGAGTTCCTGAGGAGTTGCAGTTGTTTGTAGTAAGGGTTGATAGAGATGAGGAATATATCAATCAAATGGAAGCAGAAGTAAGGCAGTTTTTAAGTGAAGTGGAAGATATGGTAAATAAACTGAAAGAGAGGATGTAATGGCATTTGATAGAACAAATAGAGGATCTTTAAGTAAAAATTTAAAGAAAGAAAAAGATAGTCATCCTGATTACAGAGGGTCTATCAATGTAAATGGTGTTGAACATTGGTTTGATGCTTGGATTACAGAAGGAAAAAATGGCAAATTTTTATCTTGCAAGATAGGAGATCAAAAAAAACAAAACTTTACTCCAAAAGGCAATGATGAAATGCCAAAAAGTAGTGGTATTCAAGACGATGATTTAGATGTGCCTTTTTAAGGATAAAATTATGAAAAAGCTAATTGTGGTGTTATTAACAAATTTGTTAATTGGTAGTGCTTTTGCTTGTCAAACTCAGACTCTAGTAGTCGGAGGAAAGATGCAAGTATGCACAATCTGCGGAACAGTTGTAAGTTGTATGTAACCCCCAGATGAGCTTGGCATCAGTAGGTGCAATGCCTACACCCTTCACAAGGAGTGCTCCATCCCTACCGAGCAATGGAGCAACTATTAACGGATCGCATACATACCAAGAAAGAAGAAGAACAAAGAATCTTGGAGAGCAGTTATTTGAGAAATACTGTAATGACAAACATTACACAGTAGTTCGATTAGGGTTTGATTCTGAGAAAGATCCAATTAAAGAGTTCTTTAAAATAAATCCTCTGTTGAGAAACATACCAGACTATCTTGTAGAAACAGAAAAAGGTCTGTTTGTTGTTCAGGTAAAAGGCACAGCAAATATCAAGAAAAAAGAAGTAGAGATAATCCCATTATTTTTAGAATGGTATGGATCGAAAGAAGCACCTTTGGTCTATGCATTTTGCTTTGCAGAAAGACCGCCTGTCATTATGTATGCAGAAAAGGTGATTGAGCTGTATAAAAACTCAGTAGATAAGGTGTGGAAGGATGGGGTTGTGTATCGGACTTTAGTTGTCTAGATAAAGTCTAGCTTCATCTTGCCTGCGGAGAGTTAGCCCTCTTAGGACTTTACCGCCTGCTTTGTTCCATTTTAGAAATTCTTGCGATGCACCAAACACATCATTTCTGTTGTGTTTTCGTCTTAAAGTTGATGCTTGTAGGTTTCCAAGACCAAGGTTGAAAGCGAATGACACAAGTGCATCAAACCGATGCTGAGTAAGATGATTAGGGCATAGTCGTAATACCCCTCTTTCAAATCTCTCAACATCTTTTTTAAGTAGTTCTTCAACTTCTTCCTTTGTAAACCGCCTAAACCACTCTATAGGCAGAGATTTTCCATCGCCTATAAGATGCCCATATCCTACAGTCCAAAGTCCTATAGGGTCTTTATAGGGCTCTAATCGGCATCCCTCATGCTTCTTTATTAGGGATAATCCTGATTCGCTTACTTTCACCGCTTACTAAAGGCTTGGCTGCCAAACCAGAAGGCAATAATGGATGACCAAATGGTAATGGTTTCTTCTGACCAGAGGATCTTTAGAGCCTCATCAAATGGCACAGAATGATGCCAGGCATACCAGAATCCTGCTACTTCTACAAATAAGAAGATAAAGAACATTCCATAGGTAACAGCAGGGCGAACCATTGCTCTAGCATTGATAACCCATTTATCTGCACCTTTGGCTAGATCGGTGTCATGCTGATAGAGAGCAATCTTTTCATCTCTCAGAGCTCCTATTTCGATCTGGTCTGTGCGAATTTCCTCTACCCTAGCTTGAGCTAGATAGCCTTCTTTTGATAGCTGTAGTTCCCTCTCTGTCTGCAGTCGAGCCATTTCTAGCTCATGCTTTTTATCGGACTTGTCTTGGAAGAAGTCTAAGAACTTAGGCAAACCGCCTGCAAGGAAAGAAAGAAGTGTAGAGACTAAAGTAATCATCTGAATCCTGATATTCTAGGGGAAAATACATAGGTTGATTGCCATTCATCAGGCTTTGGATTTATATTCGGATCGACTAATCCCATAATGTTCCAGCCAAAGTTACAGTAAATGCAGCGATTAAAACCTATAGGTTTGATCCAGCGAAATAAAAATAAACCATTAGCTCTTACAAAGCACCATCCTGCTTTGGCATTGTCATTATCTTTGATGGTTGGGTCGCCTTTGACGATTGTGTAGTAAGGAGTATGGAGATACTTAAGTCCGAATGAATATGCAGGATTTCTCCATAGCCATTTGACCATTGCCCAATAAGATCGACCATTGATTTTTTCAAAAGTAGCATCACCTTCTAAAGAGTTGTCTGGGGTCATAAACCAGTTTAGCCATTTAGGAAGTCTATGTCCAAGGCTGCGATAAGAATGATTATCCATCCAGCCAATTTCTAGCCTAGAGAACAAAGGCAAAATCGGTGCTAATAGCACTCCTAATAGTGTTATTAAGAGTGATATTGGCACTAATACTAGGTAATAGAAATAGATCATTTCTTAAAGAAAAGTTCTGCTAACCAAGCAACAAAGCCACCAAATACAGATGCAGCTCCCATAATAGCCCAGAGTGAGCCTTTGGATCTTTCAGCCATTGCTACTAGCTTTTTGATGTCTGCTTCCATGACATCTACTTTTTGCTGTAGATGCTCGACTTGGGTTACTAGACCTCCAAATTTAAAAGGATCTACTTCAAACTTCTCATTCATCCTAATCTCCGCTTGGACTTTTTTGCAACAGTTTTCTTAGCAGGCTTTTTGGTGATTGGTTTGTTAATAGAAAAGACAATGCTTGCTTTATTAACATAGCCAAATTTATCTAGCACCCAGTCGATGATAAACATTTAATCCTCTTTTTTCTCTAAAGACTCTTTTAGCATCTTCAAAAAAGCATCTTTACCTACTGCAAGTTGTTGTGCTTGAAACTGAGTAGATGCTAGTTTGCGATCTAAGTCTAAACAATGGTTTGTAAGTATGACTTGTTCTTCTGTAAATGTAGAAGTGTCATATTCTTTTCCATCAATCGTAATGGGTTTCGCTTGTTTTTCGCCCATGTCGTTCTCCTAAAATAAGCCTGAAAGGGCAGGCTTTTACCCAATTACCAAGGCAAACCGCTTACTTGCACAGGATTTTTTTGCGCTTCAATTTGTGCAGTCAAACTTTCTTCTACAATGTCTTTACCGAGTGATGTCTGTACCCATCCAACCACTTGCTCTTTAGTAAGTTGGTTAAAAGGTGTGAAGTTTTCAGATTCTTGTGTGTAACCAACAGTACCGTATGTTGATGCAGTAAAATCACCATCAACAGCAGAAACCGTATAGTGAACGGTTACTACAAACCCATCAGATGTCAGTCTATCCATCTGTACTACATTCCAATTAAATTCCATATTTATTCCTTTTTAACAAGCCATTAATACACAAGGCACACAATAAGAGCCGTCATCGTATGTGCAAGTTACATGATTAGAGGTTACTTTAGCGACTGTCTTAGAACGAACAATATCATCGCCTTGTGGTTTAGCAGTTCCATCACCAGCCGACATTAACAAATCGCCCTTCTGAACTACAACACCCTGTGCAATGCGAATAATCATGTCGCCTGTCATAGCCACATTCATGTCATCGGTGTTACACTGCTCATCTCTAGTCCAGTTTACAAACACACCAGCCACATTAGTATCGCCTTCTACATCCGATACTTTCATCTTGTTTAGCTGTTCATTTGGCAATTCTTCGCCATCTTTAGTCCAAACACACATATCGTCAAGGTTAGAAAGCACAGTTCCCTTGAGTAAAGTATCGTCTTTTTGATTGTTTGGCAGTTGCGACCAACGAGCTAAATGTCCACCATTGTAAGAAACAGTAGTGCCTGATACAGAAATTGTGCCTTCTAAAACGGTATCTTGATAAAATCCAACCAAAGTACCGTCATTGGCTAATCTAT